CGATAACGTCTTCGACTGAGCTTTCGTGCAACTTCATCGGGATCATTCCTTTTTAAATATCTCTCATGGGAAGCTTTCAGTTGGTTCCATTTATTTAGTGTAAGCTTTTTAGTTACTTTACGTTCTCGGTTATCAGGATCGTGGGGATGACTAGTTAGGTGTGCCCACTTACGGCCCTCCTTAACATAGATAATTCTAAATCCACTTCCTATGCGTGGAGCTTCATTTCCTAGTACAATCTCATACTTTTTTCCATACTTTTCTTGCTTAATCTTGTCCCATTTCTCCCATTTATCATTAGTATTAGACTGCGTAGCCGACAAGTTCAAGTTGATCTTCCGAGGTCGCCCCCTCTTTTTCTTGCGGCGAAGAAAGTCTGGGATTACTAGTAGTTCTAAGTCCATGATATAAAACATCCTCATATTGTATTGTAATTTCATCGCCCTCATTAATAGGGCTATTTTGTAATAGATATCTAACCTTGATAACTACACCGTCACTCTCATTATATCTTGATCCTAACAAATACCTATCTAAATTAAAATCGTCAATAGCACTTCTCGTATGTACTTTAGTAGTACTTTCTTTAACGGTGCAGTTTGGCGACTCACTATGATTAATAAAAGCACCAACTGCTGTACGTAACCACCCAATGAAGGGATGGTAAATATGACTAATGGCTGTAGGAAAGATAATAAGTTCTCTATTTGCAAACAAACCTAGACCATCATTGCTTGACTCTCGTATTGTAAATTCTTCTGGTAAAGCTCGCATCATGACCCTTTCCTTTCCATGTATTTCATTCTATTAAGAAGCCATCTAGTCACCACCTGATACTCTATGTCTTCTTTATCCTTAATTACAATTTCCAATCTTTCTAACTCTAATTTAAGTGCAGCTAACTGTGCCAAGTCTGCTGAATTAGGCGGCATTCTGCCACCACTCAGGAGTAGG